TGTACAGCGCAGGCTTAAAGCAGAAGGTGTTAGACCGACCAATTACATTTGCAGGCATCCAGAGTATCTGGGAGAGGGCGTTTGATATAGTTCCCGCGCCAGACTTGGTATTGATTGATGAGGCGCACCTCCTACCCAAAAATACTGAGACTAGATATAATCGGTTTATTGCAGATTTAAAAACCTGCAATCCAGATGTGAAAGTGGTGGGACTTACGGCCACGCCATACAGGCTGGACACAGGCTACCTGCACAAGGGAGATGGCGCTATCTTTGACGGGATTGCCCATGACATCCCAGTAGACATGCTCATGGAGCAAGGTTACCTGTCGCCAGTAATCAGCAAGGGCGGCATTAATCAGATCGACCTGACTAACGTCAAGAAGCGTGGTGGTGAGTTTATTGAGAGCGATCTTGCCACGGCGGCATCTGACCCAGAACTGGTGCGGAAGACGGTTGAAGAGATTGTCGCGTTGAGCGCAGATCGCAAAAGCTGGCTGGTGTTTAGCTCTGGGGTAAACCACGCATATATGTTGAAGGATGAATTTGAGACACACGACATCGATGTGGGTGTGGTGACAGGCTCAGACAGCAGCGCAGTTAGAGAGAAGACCATTGCAGATTTTAAGAGTGGTGAGCTTAAATGCCTGATTAATGTGAACGTGTTGACGACTGGGTTCGATCACCCTGCCGTCGATCTGGTTGCTTTGGTTAGAGCTACAGCGTCTACTGGATTATATGTTCAGATGGTGGGCCGTGGGACGCGAATTGCTGATGGCAAAGAAGACTGCCTAATATTAGACTTCGGCGCTAATGTTGAGCGTCACGGCTTCATCGACAAAGTAAAGCCGAAGGACAAAAGTTTAAAAACAGAGGAAGGCGAGGCTCCTATTAAGACGTGCGAGAAGTGCCAGACGATGTGCCACGCAGCCTGCCTGCAATGCCCAGAGTGCGGCCATCAGTTTCCACCGCCAGCACTAAACCACAGCGCAAGCAGCTACCGTGGGGCCATTCTATCATCTCAGGTGGTGGCTGAGTGGTATGACGTCGATAGCGTGGCGTATGCGCGGCACAAAAAAGAGGGCAAGCCTGACAGTTTAAAGGTCACGTACTACGCTGGGCTGATGAGTGTGTCTGAGTGGCTATGCCCAGACCACGGTGGATATGCGGCCAGTCGATACACAGCTCGAAAATCGTTACTTAATTCTGACGCTGACAGTACAGATGATGCCCTGAACGATTGCCATTTTTGGAATGAACCTAGCCGCATTAAGGTGAAGCCGTCAGGCCATGACCCAAGATATCAAGAAATCGTGCAGTTTGATTATACGCAATTGGAGAAAAATAATGAGACGAAGACGAAAAACTTCGGCGGTTACGCTGATCTCAGCCTCGAAGACATCCCCTTCTGAACACTCAGAACAGGTTGGGTTCATCAATTGGTTTCGAGTTAAGTATCCAAACGTGCTAATCTTTGCGATACCAAATGGAGAGAAGAGAGCGATCACCGTGGCCAAGCGCCTGAAGGCAGAGGGAGTTGTTCGAGGCATACCTGATCTTTTCATTCCACAGTGGAATTTGTGGGTTGAAATGAAGAGGATTTCGGGTGGGCGACTTTCCCCTGAACAAAAAGGAATGATCCAATACCTTGAGGGTGTCGGACATAAAGTGATTGTCGCTAAAGGTGCGGCAGATGCATCTAAGCAAATTTTGGAGTTTTGTAATGCAAGATTATAAAGTTATAAAAATACAAAAGGGTCTTTGTTATGATTTGATAGAACAATCTCATTACCTAAAAAGACTTCCAAGTATTATGTTTGCATATGGTCTTTACAATAATAATGAGTTGGTTGGTGCGTGTACTTTTGGATCACCTCCAAGTCTAAACTTATGCGAAGGCGTTTGTGGAAAAGAGTTTAAAAGTGAAGTTTTAGAGCTGAATAGATTGTTTTTAGTAAAAAACCAAAAAAATCTTGCATCGTTTTTTGTATCACGCGCTTTGAAGATGCTGCCCAAGCCAAACATTGTTGTGTCTTACGCTGACAAAAGCAGTGGGCATTGTGGATATGTATATCAAGCCACCAATTTTATTTACACTGGCTTATCTGAAAAACGAACAGATTTAAAATCTTCTTCTGGATTGCACAGTAGAACAGAATGGAGAAATGCAAAAGAAGGTGAAACCAGAGAATATGTTGAGCGTCCCAGAAAGCACCGATACATTTATTTTGGCGGTAGCAAGGCAGAGCGCAAGCTGAGAAGGCAGAAACTAAACTACAAAATTTTTGACTATCCAAAAACTGAGAATGAGAATTATGATGTTGATTATATTCCATCATTGCAGCCATTATTAATCTAAAGTTAATTTTTTTTTAAATAACTATGGAATGAAAATACAAAGTAAAGAACCAACACAATAAATCTAAAACAGAGGCAGGAGATAAAAAATGAAAGATGACGGGCTAACCGCATTTCAGGCATCGCAACTAAACTTCCTACGATCACAAGTTGATAGGGCGCAGGACGAAAGATACAGACGTGATTCGGCTAACGATTCAGAAGTTAAGCTGTTCCAAGCTCAGAGGGAGTTGACTGAGTTTACTAAGAACTTACGATCCGCTGGAAAAAACATTTAAAATCAAGGGATCAGGTTAATTAAAATTCTTTTCCTTTTTTTTAATATTAAGGGTTGTGTTGTTGTATTTAGTATAGTAGATAATGTTTATAGTTTTTAGAAAGGACGAAAAAATGGCACAACCAATGTTCACCACCAACGAATTGAGATTGATAGAGGAGGCTCTTACTAAATACGGTGGGTACTACAGTTCACCTACTCCTTTAAATTATGCATGGCGTGAGCTGTCCTCTAAAGTAAAAACGGAAAGGTTTGACAGCCAAATTAACCCCAACTTTGACGATGACGGTAAGGCTCTTGAATTAGTATAATTAACGGGGGCTTCGGCCCCGACACTACCCACTTAGAAAGGACTACCCAAATGTTTACACGTTACACAATCACCGTCATCGATACTATTAGCGATCAAGAGGGCAACAGCCACACTAGTGAGAAAGCTCACTTTGAAGAAATGCGCCACGGTTACCTGCGGTCTTCTGAGCTTCCAAGAACGGTTTTCTTTACTGCCGAAGAGGCTGAAGAGATGATCGAAACTCTGCCAGTTAGCTTTTGCGGTAAGTACAACAAGAAATATGAGTACGCTGTAGAGGCCATCGATTACACCCACGCTAATCAGAACGGCTACAGCGATACAACACCGTTTGAGATCGTGCGTGTTGTCTCCGACAAGACAATCGAACTTCGCTCTATGAGTGCGGAACGCGCATCCGACTGGAAGCCAGAAATTGTTGCTGGTGGCTTCTTTGGACATTGCACAAACAATGGCAACCAGAGCAAGGCATGGGTCATCAAGTCAGACCCAGAAGGCTACAATGTTCGCGCCCGTCTTCAGAAGGATGGCTCTTGGAAAAGCAGCCACGGACGCCACAGCCTTCATACTGCGGCTATCAAGCACTACGATTATAACTTCTAATTAACGGGGGCTTCGGCCCCCTTAAATCTTTCTTACGATTAGGGGTTGTACTATACTGTATATAGTAATACTAAGATTGTAGATTTAGAAAGGGCGAAAAAAATGACACATTTCCAAGTAACTCACACTGAGACAGGAACTACTGATAGCTTCAAAGGCAATGACAAAAGAATTGTAGTTATCAATGCTTACAAAAAATGGGTCGACGCAAAGCTAATCAATCCTACCAGCAAAGAGTTTACAGCTACAAAAATTGCTAAAGCTAAAAAATCTACTAAAGCAAACAGAGAATATACCTGCTCTTGCTGTGCATCAACTATCCTCAAAGGTGACAGCTACTTTAAGAAAAGTGTTAGACTTGGTTCTTCAAAGAAAGATTCAATCGAATGCATCAAAGGCATCCCAACAATCATATCTCACGGATATACTTTCACTGATAAAATCTGTGTTGAGTGTGAGACAAATAAATAATTAATTTTTAGAAAGGAATACCCTATGACAAACGAACAGCACATGGATCAATATCTGGTCACGTCTAGCGGCACTGTTACGCGCCCAGACCTTGGCATTAAGCGTTACTTTAGTGATTTACCTGTGGGCGAAGACATGCCCAGTACGCTGCCAGAAGCCGCAAAATTGGCCTACGCCGATTGCGCTGACGATACCAGCATCCGCGTCTTGCGCCTAAATTACGCAGAGCTAAGTTTTAGTGACGTTACAGACGATGTAACGCGATTTGTGGCCCTAAACCTAATTGATCGCCAGAACGATGACGTGAGCGTACCTGAGTGGGCGCAGGACGCATTCGATGGCTTAGAGGTAGGCGCTGATTACTGAATCCCATTCAGTACAGATGGGTCCGTATTGTTAATCAGATTTTGCA